TGGCAGAGATGTGGACGGCTTCGAGCGAGGCAGGTTAAAAGCAGAGTATCGTGAAAATATTAGAAATACTACGGATCAAGAGAGTCTTCGAGAACTTCGGACAAAAGGAATGGAAGCATTTAATGCAAGAAACGCTGACAGGAAAGCCGCCGTAGCGGCGAAGGATAGGGCGCTTGGCCGGAGACCTGCTGATGAAGATGATAAAAAACCAGAATCTTTAGAATCTGCATTAGCTTATACAGGTTCAGCTGCAGGTTTGATGGATCCGATCGGAGCTGCTCGAAGAGTTGCAGCTGCTGGACCCGCTGCTAGTATCGCTGCTGGTCCAGAAGATGCCAAGGCACCACAGAAATTATCGTTTATGGATATAATGAAGAAAGGTGCTGGCTTTGCTAAAAAGGCTGCATCATTTACTCCACCTGGAATGCTACTAAAGGGTGTTTCGAAGGTCGGCAGTTTAGGAAAAACTGAAGGAGAAGGCGGTGGATTCTTCGCGAAACTTCGGGAAGCGAAGGAGCTAGAGAAGCAGAAAAAAATTGAAGTTCAAAGAGAGAGATTTAAAAAATTCTTCGGTGGTGGAAACAATCGTGATGGAGCTGAACTTACAATGGGTCAAAAAGAAAATGCTGAATTAAAGGGTGAAAACCAAGGAGGTGGAGGAGCAGTCATTGCACCAAGTAGTTCAGTTAATAACTCAAAATCTTCTGTGACAAACACGACTATTTCAGCTCCTCCACACATAGACAGAACACAAAATCTTTTTGGAAATACTGTCTTAGATTGGTAACAAAAAAAGAGGGAAGCAGCACAAGCCACTTCCCCCTACTTATTCTAGATCAGAAACGCTTAGCCCTGTTGGGCTAACTTGGCAAAATAGTCAAGTGTGTCACCATCATCTTCTGTGTCTAGGCTTACATTAGTATCTTCCTGAGGAGCAGCTACCTTAGCGGCAGGCGCATCAACTCGTGGTGGAAGTGTCTCGTTAAGCTCGACTTGTGTATCTGTCGAAAATGTATCTGCTACGGTTTCTTCACCGAGGACCTCATATAATTTCTTCTTTAGGTCAGCGTAAGACTTATAGTTGTCTTGGCTAACAAACTCATTCAAGCTATGAAGAGTATTATATACGGACTCGAGCTTACCTTCGTCTCCTTCGAATAGTTCAGAAGAACCTTCGAATTCAGACTTATCATAATTACGATAGCCTTCGAAGTTACGAATTTTCAGCTTGAAGTTAGCACCGCCCCAAAAATCAAATGGGTTAACAGGCTTTTCATCTTGAAATTGTGGTTGCATAACATCCATTACCTTATCCATGATCTTCTTACCATACTTGTAAAGGAAAACTTTTCCTTCATTTTCAGGGTTAGCAGAGTCAGAGATAACGAGGATATTCGATACGTGATGAAGGCGACGCTTACGCATACGTGCAAGCTCTTTATCTTCTTCACGACCTGTGTTCCACAGCTGTGTGTTCATTTCACTTACAGGATCAGTTTGACCAATCGATGTAAGTGAGTTTTCGATATACCAGCGACCAGTTGGACCTTTAAATCCATGATCCCAGTACTTAATCCACGGGAGGTCTTCACCTTCAGGGGAGGGTAAGAAGCGAATAACGGCATAACCATTACCTGCTTTATCTACTGTTGGTGCCCAGAATCGATCATCACCGTATGATTTCTTTTCGGTGTCTTTAGAAGCTGCATTAATGAGCTTATCGATTGCTGATGCACGGTTTTGTTTTAGGTTTGCGAATGACATATTATTATTTTTGTATTACGATTTATATTATTTGTATTGCGGTTTATTATTAATACCGACAAACTCTATATTATACTGATTAGGCCTTGATGTAAATAACAAAATGAGTCTTGTGCGATATTTGTCTTGATTTACAGCCATCAGTGGAATACTGAATTTTTGGTATTTGCTTAGTGTAAGAAGAGTAGACTTTACGATTCCTAATGGATCATTCAATTCACTCTTCAGGCTTTTGATAAAACTTACTAAATGATCTATAATCACGAAGGTATCAGCTGATATCTTTTGACTCATATAGAGATTAAGTAAGAGGTTATCGGTTTTGTTAGAATTTGGTTTACAAACTCCGTCAAAGTCGAGGTTATATTTATAAGCTTCTTCACGTATAATCTTAATTTCTTTTTCAAAATTATAGCTTAATGCTTGGCGATATGCGTTTCGTTTTTCGTGTGTCGCATCATTCATGTCTCCTATCCACACATTGTCTGATACAATATTGTCAACAAAGAAGAGTTTTAAATCATCTTCGTTGGGATATCTACGTGCAATCTTCTCGAAAAAATATCGGTCTTTTCTTCTCTCAAAGGTAGCAGCTCTAACATTTGTTTTAAAGTTATATCTAAATGCATCATAACTCTCTTGAGTAAAATGCAACTTAACAGAACTATAGATGCTGTATGCTTTATGACCGTTCATCAAAATAATGTAGATGTGGTACGCTTAATAATATTTCTATTCATGGCCTCAGCCTCAAGCTTTATCTTAAGTGGACCTTTAACAAGCTTTGCCATGTCTGCAGGATCTATCATGCGCTGCTCACACAGATGGCATATAGCTTCTGCGTAAGACATCTTATCCTTATGAACAAGCATCTCTGTCTGAAGAGTAAGCTCTTCGCGTGTCATCGATATTTTGATTTGTATTTTTTTAGCCATTATATTGTTTTGAGAATAAGCGTCTGATCGTTTACACGTCCATTAGCAGGTTTGCGCTTAGTCTTCAGTTCATCAATGATCTTATGGCTTCGCTTTTCGGTTTGTGTTACAATTGCGTTGAGTATATCGTTTGGTTTCCTGAGCGTCATACTATAACTCCGAGATTCGTCGAAGTTCTTTAACGTAGAACCTTTCACAAATATACCATCTGTAGAATTACACTCATATACCGTTAGCTTACGATATTTGATATTGAAGGTATAGACCTTCTTCGACCCAGGGATTTGCACTGGAGATACCGATGTGACAGCATACTCGTCCGATTCGCTTAGGTAATTCAATGATTTAACTTGCTTATCAGCAGTCTGAACCTTTTTCTTACGTGGCTTACGAGCATTTGTATGTGTAGCTTTGTACTTCTGCATCTGAGAGATCATCTTATCGAGCTCTTTGATTCGATTACGAATGCCTGCTTTGGTCAGATGTGAATAGCCTTCGACACAGTCAGTATCACCGTCAACTGCTCCAGAAAGCTCTGATTTTTGGAACTCAAGCCATTCATCAACGTACTTAAGACCTGCAGCTGGTATCGAGTTCTGCTTAAGAGATGCATGGAGATTAATGCCAGTCACCTTTACTTCGTCATTGATCCAATCATCGAGCATCCAATCAAGATCACGGTTCACGGTTGTCTGTACCTTATTACGAAGTCTATCGATAGGACTTACATTAGGTCCTTTAGCAGTTGGCTTATCATCAGTGTCTTCATCATCTACGACTTTGAATCCAGTGAGCAATCCATCGATCTCTTTCTTAACAGAGTCAAAGTCATTATGAAGCTCAGGGTTTGAATACCCTGGTTTTTCTTTATAATATTCCATGGCTCCATCACAAGTAGGTAACATACCATTGTTCATGGCTCTACAGAGTTTGGATGTCGTTACTGATGGAAGTGTATCTCGCAAGCTTTTTATGTACTTGACTTGATCCTTCGTGTAACTGTTTTTCTTCATCCACTCAAGAGCAAATGCCTTTAGATCTTTGGCACTTAAGTAGTAGTTATAGAAACCGAACATGCGATTTCGATTTGTCATAAACTTAATGGGGTCCCAGTTTTCACATCCATCCCATTGAGGTTCTTCGCCAGTATATTTTGAATCGCAAGCGATAACGCGATTATATTTATCTAGTACTTTAGCCATATTTTTATTCGCTTAGGTCTACGAGTGAGTCAGCAGTGTATTTTGTCATGAAATCAAATTCTTCTTTGATGTCATCTTCGCTTGCACACTTTGGTGCGAAGTCCACATAATCTTCTATAACTGTAGGTTTTGCCTTAGCGAGTCGTCCTCGAGCAGGCAGACCTTTTCGTTGCCTGTCGAGACGCTTGACTGTTTTCTTAATGAGCGCGAGCCTTTGTTTTTCTGTCATAATGTAATAATATATCAATGTTGATGGTTTGTAAATAATAAAATTAGCGTACGCGGACTCTTTTGGTGACTGTTTTGTAGTATCCAGGTCTAATCAGATGAACGTGGCCGTAGTAATCGGGGGTGCTGTAGCAAGGGTGTACCCACACTTGCCTGTAAACAGTTGTGTAAACTGGCTGGACAGGAATATGATGACCATAACCATGACCATGATGTACAGATCTAGTATGGACACTATGTCCACTAGAATGTGATCGACGATTCATAATTCCATTTGTGACACCTGCTACTGCTCCAATGAGAGCACCAGTATCACCGTCTCCACTTCCTGTGTTATTTCCGATAATGCCACCAAGAATGGCGCCTACAATGCCATCACGAAGAGTACTATCAACATGAGGATTGGCATGAGTTGAAGATGCTAGCAATGCTG